TGTCCAGCCATTGTCTTTATGCTGTTGTATTGTTTCATCTGTAAACTGAAACCCGTCATGTAAATAGAATATATTAATATTTTTCATAAATTTTCCTGGCGGAGAGTGAGGGATTCGAACCCTCGAACCAGTTACCCAGTTACCTCCTTAGCAGGGAGGCGCTTTCGACCACTCAGCCAACTCTCCGTTTCAAATATTTATCAAGTTATATACATACATAATTTTTTTACGATAAATATTAAAATGAGCTATGTAACAAATACATTTGATAGAATACATGTAGAACTTACAGACAAATGTAATGCTCAATGTCCTGGATGTGTTCGTAGTCATGCAGGAGGAAAATTAAATCCTATAATAAAAAATCAACAATTAGGTCTAGATTTTTTTAAAAACAGTCTTGGCATAGATTTTTGTAGTAATGTAAAACATTGGGATTTCTGCGGTACTAAAGGAGATGCTGTAAGTAATTCTGAATTATTAGATATTTTAAAGTTCTTATTAGATTGTAATGAAAACGTAACAATTAAATTGCATACTAATGGAGGGTTACGCAACACTAAATGGTTTACACAACTTGGAAATTTATTTAATAATCGTAATTGTGTTTGTGTGTTTGCTCTTGATGGTCTGGAAGATACTAATCACATTTACAGAAAAAATGTTAAATGGAAGAAATTATGGGGGAATATAATAGCCTATAACAAAACAGGTGCAAATACAAGGGCAAATTTTTTAAAATTTAAACACAATGAGCACCAAGTACAAGAAATAGAACAATTATGTAAAAGGTATAAAATAAGATTAAAAATTAAATCACCGTACGGATTTAAAGAAAATAATAATACAATAGAAACTATGCCTGTACACAATCCTGATGGTACATTTGCATATTCAATTTTTCCTAATACAGAATATGTTAAAGGTAGAAAAGTAAAAGATCCAAAGATTATAGATACTAATTTTTATATACAAGGAAAATACGACAAGACACAATTTTTACAAGAATTAGAGAATATATCTGATGTAAATTGTAAAATAAGTGAAGGCACTACTGCAAATCTATACATAGATAGCGACGGTGCTCTACTTCCATGTTGCTGGATCGCTAGTGCTTTGAATATGGGGGATCGTCAGATGACATCTTTAATTGGAAAACGTGAAGATTTAATACCTAGTGAGAGCAATTCTATACAAAATATTTTAGAAAGTACATATTTAAGTAAAACATTAAAAAAAGGAATTAAAGGAAAACTTAATACCAAAGAAAAGTATTGCATTACCTGTGTTAAAGCATGTGAAATAAGTACAGGGTTTGCAAGACGATAAATAGTAGTATGCCTAAATTAAGTTTATGGAATCCGGTCAAAACTAATGACTACAATTTTACTGATAGAATAGTCGGAGAGCACCTCTATGCCGGTGGAACCGGAGTGCATATACATAAATATCTAGGAGTACATACTACTCCTGATGAAAACGATCCTACTAGACCTAGTAGTGCCGCTGATAATAGCGAAGTTTTTATACAAGACTTATTATTCTTAGAAAATAGAGACAGAAAATACGACAAAGATATTTACGAATTACGTGGACAATATAACATAGGTGATAACGACAGTTTTGATTTAACACAATTTGGTATGTTCCTTGCAAATGATACTTTGTTTATGAATTTTCATATTGAAAGTATGGTAGAAGGCGTTGGAAGAAAGTTAATGGCTGGTGATGTATTAGAACTACCTCATTTACGAGATGATTTACTTTTAGGAAGTGACGAAGCCATTAATAGATATTATGTGGTAACAGATGCGGCTAGGCCTGCAGAAGGTTATGATCCTAGATGGTGGCCTCACTTGTGGAGAGTTAAATTAGGACCTATTACAGATTCACAAGAGTACAGAGATATTCTTGGCACTGGTGAAGAAGAAGAAGATTTAAGAAACCTAATTAGTACATATGCAAATGATATTAACATAAACGATAAAATTTTGGAACAAGCAGAAAAAGACGTTCCTTTTGATCCTCAGTTTAGAAATACTGCACATTTATACTTTGATGAGACTGTACCTAATAAACCTAGTGTAGACTTCGGTGGCGCAGACGGACAACCTGCAAATGGATTAAGTCTAGTAGGAAGTGGGGAAACTTTTCCAGTAAGTGGAACTACTGACGGAGATTATTTTTTAAGAACAGACTTTAGTCCTAATAGATTATTTAAAAAATCCGGAACACGTTGGTTAAATGTAGGAACAGATGGTCGTAAGACTTGGTCAGCGGCTAATAGAATACTTGCTACATTTATTAATAACGATAATATTACTAGTGAGAGTGATGGCAGTCAAGCAAATGAAAAAACAAATTTAAGTAAGGTTATCAAACCTAGGACAGATAACTAATGGCAGGCAAAAATTTAGATTATTGGTATGATGAGCAAATAAAAAGATATTTGCTACAAATCATAAGGATTTTTTCTAATTTTAAAGTTAGAGAATATACAGATTCAGGTGTAAATTACAATCGTGTACCTGCAAGATACGGTGATGCTAGTAGAATGGTTGCCAACATATTGCGTAATAATTCAGAAAATGCAATTAATAGTGCACCTTTTATAAGTGTAACTATACAATCTATACAACCAGCAAGAGACAGAATTGCTGAACCTTTCTTTGTAGATACTAATCAAATTGCAGAAAGAGAATACAATAAAGATACAAACACCTACTCTTCTGAACAGGGCAATTTATATTCCACACAGAGATACATGCCAGTACCATATAACCTAACGGTAAACGTAGATGTATGGACAACTAATACAGATAATAAATTACAAGTACTAGAACAGATTTTTGTATTATTTAATCCTAGTATACAATTACAATCTAATAGTAATCCACTAGATTGGACCAGTGTATTTGAGGTGGAACTAACCGACATAGCATGGAGTAGTAGATCGATACCAGCAGGCGTAGATGAAAATTTAGATATTTCAACTTTAACTTTTGCTATACCTATATGGATAAGTCCTCCTGCAAAAGTTAAAAGGCAAACGATTATACAAGAAATTATTAATAATGTTCATTCTGTTTCTGATATATCAGAGCTTGGCTATAGCCAGGACTATGCAGACTTCTTTGGTGATATAGAAGATACATTTGAAATAGTTACTACACCAGGAGATTACAAAGTTCAGATAATAGGTTCTAGTGCTGTACTAGTTGATCAAAAAGGTGATGAAGTTAAATGGTCTGAAATTATAGAACAAGTCGGTGAAGTTAGGACTACTAGTTTACTTAAATTAAATATTAGTGGTGACTCCAATAACTTATTAAACTTAGTATACGGTACTATTACAACCAATCCTGCAAGTGACACACAACTAATATTTAATTTAGATACTGATACACTACCTACTAATACCCTAAGTGCTATAGATAAAATTATAGACCCTAGAGCAAATTATCCGGGAGACGGAACAATAGATGCGGCGGTGAACGGACAAAGATATTTAATAACAGAAGAAATTTCTAAAACAGGATATATAAATTGGGACGTCGATGCAGGTGAAGACGACATCATACAATACAATGGTTCAGCATGGACTGTAGTGTTTGATGCTAGTGCTAGTAGCAGTGATATACATTATATAAATAACACGTTTACAACCAAACAGTATAAGTGGACAGGCAAAACTTGGATAAGTAGTTATGAAGGCGAATATAATCCAGGATTTTGGAGACTTAGTTTATAATGAACACAACGGCGGCAGGAGTTTTATTCCTTGCTAAAGACACAGGAAGATGTATGTTGCAATTACGAGAAGGCAACAAACGATTTAATCACACATGGGGTTTTTGGGGAGGCATAATTGAAAGGAGAGAAACACCTTATGAATGTATCCAAAGAGAACTTGATGAAGAAATAGGGTTCGTTCCAGAACTGCAAAAATTAAATCCTTTAGACGTATATCAAAGCAAAGATAAAAAATTTTATTACTACAGTTTTGTTTACGTTGTAGAAAAAGAATTTCAACCCCCTAAACTTAATGGCGAGAGTGCCGGCTATGCCTGGGTCAATATAGGACAATGGCCTAAACCTTTACACAATGGTGCAAAAGTTACATTGTCTTACAATAAGGGTACAGAAAAACTACATACTATATTAAAAATACATTCTGAATAAATAATAGTATGAGCAAAGGCGAAATTATAGATTTTGTTGTTTTGCGGATAACCACTGAGCTAGACAAGTTTGAAAGAACAACTACAATTCCACATACATTACTTGAAGGGGCCATAGAGATAGACGAAATACAAAACGTTTATTATGAGAAGTTATCTCCAAAGTATCAAAAAATATTCGATAAACTTCTTAAAGAGTATCACCAGAGTATCGGCGAAAATATAGAATCTCTTAAAAAAGCAATGAAAAAAGATTATGCTAGGGTTATTAAAACTATGGCTACAGAACATGAAAGTTTTAGATTTCCAGAAATTATAAAATTATATAGACCGGGAATGAATCCAATTAGAGGATTATATTATCAAACAAGAGTCGCTACAACAAGATTTAATCCAGAACATCCGTTTCATCACTGGTTAGTTGCATTAGTTACCGATCTAGAATACAATAATATACTTCTAGATGCTCTTGGTAAAGATGTGAGAAAATTAGAAAAAATAATTAAAAGATATTATTTCCCTTTAATAGAACACGGTGATGGAATACCTTTAGAATTATTTCATGCCAAACAACAACTAAAAGATTTTAGACATTACTATATGTTTTTTAGAAATTTAAAAGATTGGGAACCAGACGAATA